AAGAAAGAGTTATACAAGCTTTGGATGTAAAATCTGATAACTTTGAGCAGATTGTAAAAGACAAAGTAAAACTACTTGAAATGCTAAAGAACGGAATACCGAAGACATAATGACAACTACAGAGCCAATTAAAATCTCTAACTCAGAGATTCAAACATTTAAAGATTGCCGACGCCGTTGGTGGCTGACTTATTACCGTCGCTTAAAGCCAAAAATGAAGGATTACACTGGAGCACTGGCTTTAGGTTCCCGCATTCACGAAGCCTTAGACCGTCACTACTCTACTGGTATTGACCTATTAGATGCTCATGCCGAGTTAATCAAGGAAGACATCAAGAAGATGACTGATGCTAACCGCGATACCTCGAGCCTGGAGACAGAAGCCGAACTTGGCCGAGTCATGCTTGAGGGCTACTTAGAGTGGGTTGAGCTTGAAGGCATTGATGCTGAACTTGAAATGATTTCTACAGAAGAAATTCTTGAGCGTTCAATGATGGACGGCAAGGTTATTCTTCAGGGAAAGATTGATATGCGTGTCCGCCGTAAGATTGACGGTGCTCGCATGATCCGAGACTTTAAGACTGTCGGTGGTTCTTTTGCTGACTTCGGTGCAATGGCACACATGAACGAGCAGGTTAAAACCTACATGCTTCTGGACGAAGCTCAGGAGCAAGATGAGGACGGCGCTAGAACCGACGGTGCCATCTTCACAATGCTGCGGAAAGTCAAGCGTGGTGCTTATGCAAAGCCACCGTTCTATGACCAGATCGAGGTTCGTCACAACAGATTTACTTTACGTGCTTTCCTAGAGCAAGTGGAGGGTACATTTGAGGACATGCTTCGCGTTCGTGACGCGTTGGATGCCGGAGGGAGTCACTACAAAAATGCATACCCGACTCCAACCAAAGACTGCAAATGGAAGTGCCAATTTTTCGCTATCTGCCCGCTGTTTGACGACGGCTCGGCAGCAGAGGCCGCTCTGAGCGATTCGTTTGAGTCAGCCGACCCATACGGTTATTACGGAATCGAAGAGAAGAAAGGAAGTGAGTAATGGCAAATGCAGTTGATCGCAGTTTAACAATTATGGTTTATGGCGAATCAAAGGTTGGCAAGTCCAGCTTTGCTGTAACAGCCCCATACCCACGCCTCATGCTAGACGTTGAAGGTGGACATCGTTTCCTACCTATCAACGTAAAGTATTGGGATCCGCTAACTGAGGAGCCACCTCAAGCTGATGGAACTTGGGACACTGTTGTGGTCCAAGTCCGTGAATATGACGTAGTCATAAAGGCTTTTCAGTGGCTTCAGTCAGGTAAGCACCAGTTCAAGTCCTTAATTATCGACTCAATCTCTGAGTTGCAGGTTAAGTGCATGGACAACATTGCAGGAACCGAACAAATGAAGATGCAACAGTGGGGCGAACTACTTCGCCACATGGGTGCACTACTTCGTGACCTTCGTGACTTGACAATGCACCCGACCCAGCCTCTCGAGGCTGTAATACTGACTGCTATGGCACGTAAGGGTCAGGATGGCGTATACCGTCCTTACCTACAGGGTCAGCTAGCAATTCAGGCACCGTATTTCTACGACATCCTGGGAGCTATCACGGTAGAGACAATGCCGAACCCAGATCCGCTACAGCAACCATTCCAAGTACGCCGCATGTATGTTGAGCGCACTCCGGAATATGAAGCTGGAGAGCGTGTTCAGGGCCGTCTAGGAAAAATAGTAGAGCAAGGCGACCTAGGTGTAGAACGCATGCTCGATAAGGTCTTTGGAGAAAAGACTGCAACAACAAGCAAGAAATCAAGTTAAGGAGATATAAAGCCATATGAGCACAACAAACTGGGCAGAGCTGATCAAGAAATCAGGCGATGTCGCGTCAAACACAAACTACGAGCCACTGCCAGACGGTGACTACGAGTTAAAGATAGTTAAGGTTGAAGCAGTTGTAACATCAACTGGTAAGCCTATGTTTAAGGTAACTAATGAAGTACAAGGTGGTCCGTACGCTAACCGCAAGGTTTGGGACAATCTAGTTGTTACCCACGACAACCCGAAGGCAATGGACATGTTCTTTATGAAGGTTATTGCCATGGGCCTTACCAAGCCCTTCTTCGAGTCTAACCCTACCGATGCTCAGATTGAGCAGGCACTAACTGGTAGGACTTTCCGTGCAAATATCGGACTAAGAACCTATGAGGGTAAGGACAGTAACGAGATCAAGAAGTACTTCCCTGGACAGGCGGCTGCAACTGCACCGTCTACTGGCGGAGCTGCAGTACCACCACCACCACCAGCGCCACCAGCAGCACCAGTATCTCCAGTAAGTTCCGAAACACCGTTCTAAACATATAACTAAGCGGGGCATCTAATTGGTGCCCCGCTTTTTTAGTTAGAGGCAGAGATGAAAATTTTATTCACAGGCATGGCGTCGTCCCACTGCTCACCCATAGACAACGTAAGTTTCTTTAGTACAGTAGCTAAAGCTGTAGAAACAACCTCGGAAGTCGTTTGGGATACGCCTAAAATTTCATGGACAAAAGACGAGTTAGATAGTTTTGATCTAATATTTTTTGGTTTTATACCTCCCACTGCTTTAAGCGCAAATAAGATATATGGCGCTATGCATGTACTTGGTCTAATGTTTGACTCACCTAAATTAAGACTCGTGGTTGATGGACATCAAGTTTGGCAGTATAAAAACAGTATTGAGATGGTTAAAAGAGACGTTTCAAGTCTGTTTAGTAGTTTTTATTCAAAGAGGGCAGAATACTCTTCTGCTAAAGACCCCTCTAACAGGGACTATATAGATCTTGCTTCAAAATATTTTGCTTCTGAAGTGTGGCCAATAACTTACTACCCAAAGCTGCCTTGGACATCCCACGAAAAGGCCGTTGCTTCTTTGGGCTTCGGCACTAAGGAAAGATTTGTTGGAGTCTCTCTTGACTCTATATTGATAAATCCTGAACCTTACAGTATGTCTACTAGAGGAGATTTTTGGTCGGTGGACAACCACAAAAGTGTGTGGCTAAAAAAGCTAGAGCCATCTATAAGACGCCCAGTCTACCCACTAAAGCCTGGCAGACTTTTGACTGATAAGGAAGCTATAACCTCCATGCGAGAGTCTCTGGGACTAATTATTGCTCCCCAAGACCGCGGTGTAGGGTCTTGGTGGTCCTATAGATATATTCAAGCCCTAAACTCAAACACACCTGTGGCCACCAACTGGATAGACGCGGCCGGCTACAGCGAATCCTGGTCGCATCTGGCTTATCAGATCGAAGACATGGACTATAGCCAAAGGCTGTTAGTTGCAAAAAATCAGCTAGAATCGTACCAAGCTTCTTTACAAGATAAAAAACAGACAATTGATGCCTTTATGGCAGGTATACTAGAATTAGATTCGGAGAGGATTTAAATGCCAGAACTAAACCACGAGTGGGTAAAGCAGCAGCTGGAAGCTGCAAAGGTTAAGGTTGGGTCAGCGAAGGCCACCCTTAAATTGCTAAGCACCTGGGAAGAGCTGCCAGCCCTATCCCCTGCAATACTAAAAGAAGTTTTAGACATATTCCCAAAGCTAGTCAGAGGAACACCTTTAACTGAAGAAGAGTCGGAAGAGGACTACTACTGGGACGATCTACAGCCAGGAAATATTACCGTAGGCGATGTAGTTCGAGTTAAGCAAGATGCGTTTATGGAGAAGCTAGGAACAATACACAATGGCAGGCGTGGCAGTGTTGTTGGCGTAAGATATGGTGACGTAATCTTCAACGACACTGATGGAAAAAATCCGCCGCTTAAGGGCGTTCACTACTCTCCGTACAAATTAGAAAAGCGACTTAGAAAGGCCAACTAGTGAGAACTAGTTTTGAGCTAAAAATAATTGCAGCTAATCTAGAAGAAGCAAAGCAAACTGCCATAGAGGAGATTGCTGCTTTTCTTCGCATAAAACAAGAGGAAGTCTTGGATCAAGTAAGCATAGAGCTTAAAGTCTCATACGCTGAAGCAAAGACTAGAGAAGAAATTGCTGAAGAAGTGGACAAGATGGACTTCGTTGTGACAGTTTTTGCATCAGTAAAACAGAGTGTTGTAAAGCCTTTTTAGCTTTATTTGACTTTTTGCTTAATGCTAGGTATAGTCTAAGTAGCTTTCTGAAAGGAACTATTTATGCAGACATTTGTGCCAATTACCGACTCGTTTGAAGATATCGCAAAAGTGCTAGACAACAAGCGACTTAATAAGCAAGCCTTAGAGGGCTGGCAAATTCTTATGAACTTGCTACAGCTCGATCCTCAGGGGCAACACAGAATCTCTAAAGGGTGGTCAAACCATCCGGCTGTAAAAATGTGGAGGGGTCACGAGACGGCGCTCTACTTATATATACAAGCTATGGTAGCCGAGTGGAAAAAGCGTGGCTACAAATCCACTATTGGTGATAAAGCAAAAGCCACTATGTCTACTGCTTTAAAGCTGGGCTTACTGCCAGACACGGCTTGCAACCCTTTTTGGATTTCATCTAATGAGACATTTTCTGAGATTGCTGCTAGCCACCGCTTGGCCCTTCTCAGTAAAGACTATGAGTGGTATTCGCAGTTTAAGTGGCCGGAAGATCGTGGAGTTCGACCAGAAACCTATGAATATGTCTGGCCAGTTTAATTTGTAATTTACGGTATAGTACATAAAACTTGACTTTAGAATCTTAATATGAAAGATTCTAGAGCCGGTGAGTCCCTTTGGTCATTGTGGGAGGGCGAAGGCTACGTTAGTGAGCTTGGTAGCCACATTGTGTACTATACCGAAGGTCATGTAGATGTTGATCACGAAGTTGTCGGAAAAGCATTAGCCTCCGTCATACAAAGAGACGGCATTGTCTACTCACTATTTGAGGCTTATACACTTATAGATAGCGGCGTCTCTTCCCAGGGGTGGGCAGGCTCTTTTACTGGTGAAATGTATCAAGAAGTCTGCGATGAGGGTGGCCTTACTTCCTACGGATCTTTGGTTGATAATTTAGTGCCTGTAACTTTTGTCGAGGTACCAAACTTTGTTTGATTCTCAAGAGTGGCACGAAGATGCTGAATGTGCTAAACCAAAAAATGCTGAATTTATAAATAATTTTTTTGCAAATAAACCTGCTCAACAACACCAAGCAAAAAAACTTTGTAGTATCTGTCCAGTTAAAAAAGAGTGCGCCCAATGGGCTTTAAATGAAAAGCAGCTATGGGGTATCTGGGGTGGACTAAGCCCCGAGCAAATTAGACGAACTCTTTCTGTAAACTGGGAGGGTCAGGAGATGCGCCACAAACGTTTCCCACTCTGCCCAGGATGTAAAGCAAAAACTATGCACTTAGAGAGCTCTACTATTGATAGACCAGACGGTGGTCGCTGGTCCACAATGAGAATTGTGACCTGTACTCAATGCAAATTTACTTGGCAGAGTAGAACAAGCGCCAACGCGGTTGACGCCTACTTTGCATTAGAAGCTAAGAAGCAACAGCAGCGAGATAATAAGTAAGATTATTAGCTAAGCGCTGCTCAGACGGTGAAAGACTTACAGCTATTTTTCCATACTCCAGAGCCAGTTCGTATTTTTTAAGATTGTATGCGGCTAGTGCTGCTAAATCATATGGATTAGAGTTCCATGCAAATTCCTCGCATAGATAGTCCAAGGGCTTTTCTTTTATGCTTAGAGCTTGCTCTGCCGCCAGCAAGGACTGCTCCCAATTGGCAGAGTCATGGAATACCTGAGCCAGCTCAACTAGAGCTTCGCGCCTGCCTGGGGCCTGAGCTATTGCCTTATCTAACCATTCGACAGCATTCTTTCGGTCTATCTTGGCGATATATCTCATGGAGGCCGCTCTTTCAGGTGGCCAGGTGGCCCTAGGCAGCTCTAAATGCCTCTTAAACTCGCTCAGCGCCTCATTGAAGCGTCCGTAAAAAAAGAGCTCTCTGGCATAGTAGAAGGCATTTCTGTCGTCTTCAGGGCCCTCCTGGACCGCCTGAGCCAGTAGTGGGAGGTATTGGGATCTAGGCTTAGAATCGTCTGCATGGTGGTGTATCTCTAGCCCCACCCATTTTTGGACTTCTTTAGTTTCACC